CAGTTCCGGAAAGCGCCGCTGAACCGACAGAGGTATTCCATCAAGGATACTGGCAATTTCTCCGGCTATCCGCGACAGCACGAACGTGCAGAATGCGGTCTCCACCACCTCAGCGGACTCTTTTGCATTTTTTAGTTCCTGAGCATCAGCCTGGGCTCGGGTAAGCCGATGGCGCTCATAATCAATCGTGCCAGGCTGGAGGTCTGATTCAGAATCAACTCTCAGCTGTTCAACCTCTTTGCGCAGCTTTTCGTTTTCTATCGCTGCGTCCCGGGCGGAATACCATTCAATTGCGGCGGCAGAGTCATAAAGCACTTCATTCCCTTTACCGCCACCTCGCGCAACTGGCATTCCCTGATCCTGCCAGTTCTGGATCGTGCGGATGCTGACACCAAAAATCTCTGAAAGGCGTTTTTTATTGACCTCCATGACGAACTCCAGGCGAAAAACAGGGTAAGGAAACCATGCCGGGTAAAATGACTACTACCAGGCTTTAATACTTCCTTTCTTTTTGTTGGTTATACCCAGAAAATACAATGACTTATAAAGAAGAAGAACGGAAACGGCAAAATCCTGAAAATTTTCATAAATAGCGAGAACCTGCGAGGTCGCCGCCCCGTAGCATGCCGAATCCAGCAAAAGGACCCGCCCCAAATTTTTTACCCATCCATTAACTATGCTTTATGCGTCAATTGAGTGCGTTTGTAGTGTTTTTCCATTACCCTACGTGCTTTTCGCTCCATTTTGTTTATTTGCTCGAAAGCCCTTAAACGATTCATTTGGTTAATACTTTGGATAATAGTATCACTTGGATTCCAGTCGTCCCTCTGTGGGATTTTGAAATGCAATCTTAATTCTTTAACTATGTTTGCAGCCTTCAAACCGATTTCGGCATATTCTCTTCGACGCATTGTGAAATAATCATCCATTCTCTCTGGACCAAATTCAGGATGATTTGTAAATTCCCTCAACTTTTCCTTTGTTTTGGCCATCTCTAAAATAACACCTTGTAACCTATAGAGCATCATAGGTTCGAGGTACTTTTGATCCCCTTTAACTGAAGACAAGTCAAAGTCTGGCACCTTAGTTTGTGGGCTGTAATCATTTTCGTTCGGTGGAGGGAAGAATGGATCATAACCCATATCCCATGACACCTCCCCACACTTGAATACAAAATCATCAAGTAAATATATGAGCTGCACAACAATATAATTTTTCTCAACGCTTCTCTTTTTAAAATCAAAATAAAAGTCTTTGATGGTGTTTACAAAAAGCGGAATAGATATAGCTGCTGCAGCACCTAAAAATGAATATAATTTCTCAGGACTATCTAGAAAATCAGTTAAAAAGGACATCAACTTCACTCATGATTTAATATTTTTCTTAGATTAATATCAAAAGAAGCTTGATTCAAGATGATAAAAATCGAAACTTCAACATTCGAAGCCCATCATCGAGTACTGACCGGCGTTTGTTGCTTTTGTGACCTTTAACAACACAATATCATTATTATCTTCGTTTCTCCTCTAGTTTTCTTTCCTGCTCAATCGATCGAATCCCAGCGAAATTGTTGTTACCTTTTTCGATAACAGCCAGCAGTGGCTTAATCCAGAGCACAGCCTGGCAGTACGTTATTGACCCGGCGGCAGCGGCACGATCATTGGCTGTATCAGGTCCGTTGGTATCGGTGTGCATGGCGCTGGCACGTAAACGGTGCGCGTATTTGAGCAGCCCACCAGCGACATCAGCAGGAACAGGCAGATCACAGGTTTTTTCACGGCGGAGAATCTCCCGGTATTCGATTACGGTTTCTTCGGTGCTGGTGTCGATCAGGGAGTTAAGCTTAGTGGCATGTTCTGCAATCTGATTGAACCGATTGAAGTTGAATGCCTGAGTGGCAATTACCTGCCCCTGCAAAGTGTTATCACTTCTCAGAACGTTGTTATCACTCTGCAGGCTGCTGGCATCTGAACAACTTTTAACGAGTGCTACTGACAGGGCAGCAATGATGACAATCGCAACTGGGAAAAGATTAAATTTCACTGTTCTATCCCCCAGCATGCCAGAGCGCTTTCCTGATCCCGTCGTTCTACCTGACCGTAGCAACCATTTTTCTGGCCTTTGGTTAGACGGCAATCACGGCCACCGTCTCTAATCCACCAACGGATCGCTTCACAAGCCCCCTTTTTGTCACCGGCGTTAATACGCTGGTAAAACGTCGATGGGAAACATTTACCTGGCCCGATGTTGTAGGGGCAGAAAGAAGCTATTCCCGCCTTCTGAGGTTCACTAAGCGGGATGTGAATATTACGGTCTACCCATGCCAGCGCCCTATCGCGCTCAATAGCGTTCACCTGATCACATTTGGCCTGCGAGAGAGTCATGCCCTTAACGACTTTCTTCCCGTCAACCAGTGTCGCACCCCGGCAAATTGTCCAAACCCCTGAACCATCCTGATAAGCTGTGGTGGTATTCCCCTCTTTCTCATCAAGAAATTTATCGAGAATTACTGTGGCCGGTGCTCCAGCGAGCACAAGCCCCAGAACAGCCGTACTCAGTTTAGCTCTGGTTTTCATTGCTCACCTCGGGCCTCTTTTCTTCTGTCATCTTTTACTTTGAAATACAGATTGGTCAGAAAGGTCAGTAAGCCAAACAGTAAACTTCCAATCACACCTATGGCCGCCCATTGTTCAGGGCTGTAACCATCAAGCAGCCTTTTAAACCAATAAAGGGCACTACCTCCTGACGCGCCGTAGGAGATGCCTGTAGTTATTTTGTCCATTCGATACATACTCTCACCTCGCTGTGTGCGAGTGCGTTTGAAGTAATAAAAAAGGCCCTTATTGGGCCTTTCGACGGGTAATTTTTTTTAGGAAGGTAAAGAGGCTAGGTTTTGGTTTTTTTCGATGGGACTCGGATGCCTCAACAAAGAGTTTTGCCTCTTCATCGCTGTATCCAGCGTCTGTCCATATTTTCAGAAGCTTTTTTTTATGTGATCTGTCGGATATTTTTTCAAGGACCCAAAAGAAAGGGGGGACTAAAATTTTCAAAATTGCAATCACGAATACGATCGTCGTCATCGCTTTGTAGTGATCTAATATTCCGTTTACATATTCGTAAATCCACTCAAGCATGCTGTCTCCTTCATCCAAAAAAAAGATTTTCTCACATGCTTGATGTGTCCGGCAAAGCTTACTCCCTTCTTGAATACAACGACGATATGACAGGGGTACTGGTGCAATGCACCTTCGCGAATACCCCTGTCGTATCGCCGGATAACAAAAAACCCCGACAGGCGGGGTTTAAAGTTTTTTCAAATTGTCGCTTAAGTTCGCTGCCATCGCGGTGCAGCTCTGCCAAGCATGAATGAATTATCTAAATTCCTGGCTCGTTTTCAATATATAAATAGAAATAGAGCACGAAAAGTCAAAGACCAATCATTCAGCTCTGCTCAGCCAAGAGTTTCCGCGTAGATAAAAAGACCTTAGCCCTGAATATTTCCAGGCACCAGCGAACTCTTTTTCTGGCCTCCCAATCCGTTAGCCACGGTGCGATCGACTGTAACTCCCGCGTAATGTCTGAGATTTTTTTGCGTGTGGTGTAATACTGCAGACCGACGATATAAACCGGGTCATTTACATCAAGCGCCTGCAGCACTGACTGCTCGACAAAATCAACGTCATCATCGTGCATAGCTTCATCAATAATGCTGGTGGCTGGCTGTGGCCACAAAATGGCGTGAGCACGATTTAAAGCCTGCGGCCCTCTGAATCCCTCTACTCGAGCTTGTTCCAGTGCAGCTGTAAAGCGAGACAATGCCTTATCCGACCATCGCCCGCCCTTAAGAACATCCCAGCATGCATGAGCGCGAGGCAAGCGAGGTGCTGTTCCACCGCTTACCCCGTCTCCCCATGTTGTCAGCAATGATTTAATCCAGGCCGACTGGATACTTGTAAGAAGCATGCTTTTACCCAGCCAGCTTTTACGCGGCGCACTCGCTGCTCTACCCAGCGCTTCAATATGGTTACGGCGTTGACGTGGTGTCATCCTGTTCTCTCCTTACGCCAGAACGCCGAGCGCATAGGCCCGGTCCAGCACTCTAATGATCATTTCCAGCTGCGAGCCATATTTGCGCTCGAATGCCAGGCGGTCGTTATGCAGTTCGGTATGATGTTTGCGGCAAAGTGGAATGGTGAATATGTCGTGCGCTTTAGTTGCCATGCCACCCTGCCCCCACCCGATTAAGTGATGCGGGTCGTCTGATTGCTGCTGGCAGCATTCACAGGGCAGTGTTTTCACCCAATTCAGATAATTGCGACTTTCCCAGCGCAGACGCTTTGGTCGACGCATGAAAGACTGAGGCGGCGCTGGATCCACCATCACGCCCACCAGCGGTTCTGTCAGCGCATCAGGTAGGTCGACCGCTGAAACTAATTCCCCAAGGATGCTGGTGGCCGGTACTTCGGGAATTATGTCACTTTCTCGTCCAATACGACTTTCTTCACGCATACAAAGAGCTTCACGAACGCATGATTCTGGAAGTGCATCCGTAACTTCTTTACGAACTGCCCACCAGCAGAGCTCTGCAAGTGAGATCTCCCGGCTTTTGTCCAGGCAGAGATGAATGCGGACAGAATCCAAAACAAAGACAATTACATTTCTGCGTGCCAGCTCTGCCAATGCTTCGGTACGCTGCTCTCGCAAGTGATTATCGCAATAGCCACAAAGCAGGATGGATCCTGGCTCATGGTGCATGATGGTTAGTTCGTGGTAGTGGTAATCGCTATGAGCGTATTGGCAATCGCCGCCGCCGTACTTCAGCAACCAGTAATCAAGCCCGCTTATACCACCAGCAGCAGCCAGAACCTGTTCATTCAAAAAGAAGCTTCGCAGCTGCTCGTTTTCAGCCAGTGGCTGCCGCGCATCCGAAACACGACCAGTTTGACACCCGGCCATGCTTTCAGGCTGGCGCTCGATCAACACTCTTCCTGCGGTGAACAACTCCATCAGCTCTCTGCCCGGCTTCAACAGAACGACACCCAGCTCTCTCGCAATAACAGGTTGAAGAAGAGCACGCATCACTCGCTCTCCCTGATAATAATTTGCCCATTTTCGCCCCAGAGCTTTGTTTTCCTTGAATCCCAGATATGCGTGTCGTCCTCGAAGAGCGCATCCATCAGAGACTTCATCAGGTTATCGAGATCGGGTTTACCCTGATGGGGCTGCCCGTTCATCTCTGCGCGCTTCTTTTTGCTCCAGCTATTCGGCATCGGAAGAACGAAGGTAACGTGTGAATTTGACTCTGGCATGTAAATGCCCAGCAGCCGGACGTGATCGCAAAAGGCCCGGTAACGCATAACTTCAGGGCGCTTTTTCCATTTGTCTGCACGAGTCATGCGTGGCTTACCCATCGGGAGGATGTTGTAGACTGTCACGATCACCCCCATGCCCGGGAACACATACTTTGCGCCGTCTTAGCTGAGGATTTTTGCTGAGGTAGTAATGCGCTGACTATCCAAAGTCGAGGGTCAATATCAAGGCTTTTCTCGACCTGAACGCCTTTAGACTTATAGCGTGCCACCAGCTCATTGGCTTCTTCGGTTGTCAGACCGGTGTGAGTGAACCAGCTTTTCTTCATGCCACCTCCTGCAGTTGCAGAGGCAAAAGAAAATCGCTGGCCCTAATAAGGGTCAGTGAGGAATTAATTTTGATCTTTTCTTGCGCCATGGTTTGTCTCCAGTGGCGCAGCAGGTATAGGGTGTTCAGGCCTATGAATTAAGTCTAACAGAGTTGAGAGTGATACGAAAACAGAAAGGAATACATTATTTATTTGTAGCAATATAAAGAAAAACCGAGCCTAAGCCCGGTTTCAACATTACATAGTCAGTGACAAATTACCATTTGTCACGATAATCGAAGGCGACAAAGTAATTGAACTTGCTGGTATCAATTCGATTCTGGAAATGCGGTTGCAAGAATGGCACCCACCCATTATCCATATCAAATTCACCGTTATTGAGGTTGTCCTTCATTGGAAGACCGAGGCTCTCCATTACTGAACTATCCTCTCCAAAGTCTTTAGATACCTCTTCGCCCTTGAAATCTTCTGTCTTCTTATCGAACCAGCTAATGCGAATTTTTAAGCCCATAAATCCCTCTCAAAGATATTTTTTAATGTTGCGCTTCGGATCTGGCCCTTTGACCTGCTTACCCGATGCAGGGTCAAACGCGCCCAGATGGCTACCATCACTCGCGCGATAACCTTCAAGCTCCCCATGCTGGGAATCCCATTCGTAAATTTTACTCTTTTTATCACCATACCAGCGAGGTCGTTTACCGCCACCATTTTGTTTAGGTGTTTTAGGTGCACCTTTGGTCAGGTCACCTAACCCCTTAATTTCATCAGTTTTTGGAACAGGATGATAATCATGGCCATAATCTTTTGCACCTTTACGCGGCTTTTTCTTTTCGTCAGCCAGTTTTTGCTCTGAAGCCTTTTTCTTTTGCTCCTTCTGCTTACGGCTTTCGACAGCAACACTCAGAGCTTTCTCAGCATCTACTTTTTCTTTAAGGGATGCATCGTAGGCTGTTTGCCGTTTTTTGGCATCCTCCTGGGCTAACCCCAATTGGTAACCAGCTTGCTGGAATACACGATGGCCAGGATGGCTCTGGTCATGGGCATATTTTAAAGTTTCCTGAACAAACTTCTTTGCATTTTCTACACGTTTATTAGAGTCGTCGAGTTCACTCTTACGCAGAGGGATCGCCTGAACAGCTTTGTTAATTCGCTCCTGAGCTTTTACAATATCGCCTTGAGCACGACTCAACTCATCTCCGGCGTCTTTATCTTCTTTAGCTGCAGCCTCAACCGGGTTATTTAAAGCCCAAGCCAGCGTACGACGTTTCTCCTCCTCCTGTCGCTTTTTAACTTGATCAGGGGTGCTCACCTCCGTCACGGAAATATAAATAGGAGGGCTTTTGCCATCAGGGAAACGAACCACGGCTTCGTGAGTGCTTTGGCCAGAAGTGAACCCCGGGAAACGAGATTGTCCCTGCTCTTTTTGAATACCTTTTGATTGTGATACAGCCGGTGCTTTCCCCGTATCAACTTTCACGTGTAGATCTGGTTTACCCGGAACTACACCAGCAGTGTAAACCCCTGCGCGTTTCGTTGGTTTCGCATCGACAACCGGAACGCTCATCGGCATGTTTTTACTTTTGACCACAGCGATATGCTGTTTACCATCTTCATCAACAATATCAGCAATTCGAGTGTGAACAACTGTAGCTTTCTGAGTCGGTAATGCAGCGGGGGGAGTGGTCGAAACTTTATCAAATGGCAAAGAGTTAACCAGATGAGCCGTCGCCATCATACGGGGATCATCTTTTGCGATCTCAGATGGAATCAGAGCACCAATAGTTGCTCCCAGGAGACGTCCGGCAAGTGGAACTGCGGCAACTGCAGTTTGCTCAACACGGGTCAGCGCTGCTTGCATCGCTTCCTGAAGCGTCGTTTTGGTGAAGAGTGTGAAACCCCACATACCATCATAAACGCCAATGACAGCGGGTACACCGAATGATGCTGGCTTCTGTGCTTCAGGTGTACTTGAAAGGTTCGCTCCGGATGAATTAGAGCCGTTACCGCCTCCATTACCGCCGCCCCCCCAATGAATACCGCTATCGTTACTGCCAGAACTACCATCTACATTAATAGTATCTTCGTTAGGCATAAAATTCCTCTTTGACTTTAAAATCAATAAATAACACCAATAACTGTATATGCATACAGTATTTTTATGCTATTCCCGAGCTGCTTTAAAGTCAATGTGGAAAGATACAAATAACGAAAATTGGTAGTTTTTTATTATCTCTAAAACAGTTGGTTGGGAGAGATACATATGGAAAGGGAATCCTTCTGCAGAATGACATGAAGTCGATTCCGAGATGGAGAACATAGAGTTATTGCTGCACCAACAACTCTATATTCAAAATTGAAATGTTTACTTATCTGAAACTAACTTGATGGCAAGTGAACCCGATACCCTGCTTTTTCCAACATTTGGGTAAATAGCGTTGGTGTACCAATGATTTCTTCGTCCCGCAAAGGAGTGAACGACACCATATCCCCACGCCTATACATCAAAGCTCGGTCACAATCTGGAAATGAGTGCAGTCTTGCAACGATAACCCCATCGTGGCATCTGATGACCGCGTAGCCCTTGTTTGGTAAATCTTCTTTTTGTTTCACCAATCTCCCCTCCAAACTGGAAAATTTTTGCATGCTCTATCAATAAAACCAGTCGTCTACACTTTCCCAGGTCTGCTGGAGGATTTCCTCAACCTTCTTCTTAGCTTCTTTTTCGCCACCGTAAATACTTAATCCATCGGAACCTGCGCGGCGTATGACCAGACTGCACTCATCGAACCGATTCAGGAGCCGTTTTAACAGTTCTTTTTCCAGTGCCGGGACCGCGCCCTTAGGAAGTTTTTAGTACAATCAATGGTTAATTCAACTTTCATAAATGCCTCTGCCGCCTTAACTGTATATTTATACAGTACACCCATGTATTAATTTGATCAACGCTATAACAGCACGAATTGCTAAGATGGCTACCAAGTGATGTCAAAAAAATCCCCGCTATTCGTGGATAAAGTTTAGCGTCTATCTAATTGTTTTAGCTGAGTTATTAAAATACGGCCTTACCCCTACTGTACAACAGCTGGCTCGGTCACTCGAAAGTTGGATAGTACTGAGGATTTCGCTTAATCTGCTTCATACCGTAACGTAACTGTATGGATTTTCTTTTTGAAAGTAGCGAACATTGCTAACGCTTCATCAGATAATTTTTGGTCGTATATCAGTAAGAACCTCCACTGGGATAAAGTTATATTGTTTCAATATCCGGCGAAGGTGCAAATGGTAAGGTAGCCTTGTGTGCGTGTTTTAGAACACAAAACGATCAAAATCAAACCAAAAAGTAGGGGAAGATTCAGGGTGTTGTAGAGTAGAATGATCGTATTGATTTCAACTTTAACTGTCTGGAAGATATCAAATGGACGGCCATACTATTCCACTAATCTACCTTTTAAATACTACTTTAAATTCTGACAAAGCGCTTCAAGCATCAGGTTTTAATGCACACAGATGTAAATTGAATGGTTTAGTCCTACAAGAACAATCTCTATTGTCGACATCAATTCCTTATTTGCACAATATCCCTGAAAACATTCACGAAGCAGAAATCATTGTCATAGATACTTCGCTTAGTAACTTCAGTCATGGAGCAGGAAGAACCTCTTCATTTAATGTGTTTTTTAAACACACACCTTCGTATGTAGACTTGCTCCCTATCGATATGTCCATAATCAGCGCACGAATATTCGAAACTAGAAAAAATCAAGCAGTCATTGTTTTTTGCGGCAGTAACACAAATGTTATTTATGCAATTGAAAGCGGCCCAGCAAGGAATAAAAAGGATTTAAACTATAATACGTATGAATTTAATAATGCTTACCTTGATGTAGTTGATAGAACAGGTTATCGCTTCAAGAAACCAGACAATATAATTTCAAAAAGCTTAACCGACCTGATATTTAAGTACGCGCATGGTAGTAGTTACAATGTAATTTTCAATGGGATAACAAAAGGTGATGTTATATTAGCCGAGAATGAAGCTGGCGAGGTAATATCATTCATTACCATGATAAAAGAAAAGCCTTTTATCTTCCTACCTGTAATAAATAATCAAACCGAATTCTTAAATGAATTATTCAACAATATTTTACCTGACATACCACTATTTTCGTCATATTTTCCTAATAATGGTAGCTTTCAATGGATCAATAGCGATTTATACATCTCACATGAAGAAAAGACAAAGTCCAATGAGATTGAAGCCCTAAATTCTGATTACGAAAGAAATCTTGCCAAGCTACAGCAAGAGTTAAGCGACTTGTCAAAAAAAGATGAGAATATAAAAACCAAAGCTTTACTGACAGCGACTGATGATGAACTTGTAATTTCTGTGAAGTGGTTCCTCGAATATATCGGATTCGAAAACGCTATAATTCCTGATGAACATGTTAATGAAGGTAATGGTGAACTATTTGAGGAAGATTTAAATATAGAAACAAGTTCTAAAGTCTATCTTTTCGAGGTGAAAGGTATTGGCGGGACATCATCTGATGACCAGTGCGCACAAATTTCAAAGATAGTCTACCGTCGTGAAGAGGCCAATCCCAACAAGAATTATAAAGGCATCTATATTGTAAATCATCAACGCCAGAAAAATCCCAAAGAGAGAAAAAACCCGCCATTCTTCGACCATCAAATCCTTGATGCTGCTATAGCTCGTAGAGGCATGACTTACACATATGAATTGTTCCAAGTCTATCATATGATTGAATCAGGAATAATTGAGAAACATGAGGTGAGAGAAGCATTTAACCAACGCGGACTTATTGATTTTCGAAAATCCTTGATGCCCTTAACCTGTGACCATGTATTCCGTGAAATATGTGTTTATTCTTTTGATCTAACTTCAACACCAGACACAACGATAAGTAAAGATGATAGCGTTGTGGTTAAAGATGAAAATAATAATTGGCATTTGCTATCTATTGTGGGTATTCAGATAAATAGAATTCCCATTAATGAAGCAACAGCAACTAGCGGTGCTAGTGCCGGGGTGAAGGTAGACAGAATTGTCCCTGGAGCTAGAGAGTTTTTCGTTTTGAAAAAATGAAGAAGAGAAGCCCTCACGGGCTTCTTATCCTAAATATATTCAAACTATTACTCTTTTGACTTAGTGGTAATGCAATACAAATCGATCATCGCAATTACATTTTTCATCGTGATACGGCCATGCACTTTCACCAACCCAATGATTCTGGTGATGATTTGAGCTCGCTCACTGTGTGTTTTTTGTTTCGGCATCGGTTACGCCCTCCCCGCCTGGCGCACGCAGTCTTTAAGACGCTTGGCGATACGAGCAACCTCAACAGCACTACCTGCTATGCCAAACATTTCTGAATACACCGCAGCAGCTCTTCGCCATAGCCCCTTATCCTCAAATGCCTTCGCTTTCTGCTCAGCAGCCTGCATCCCTACTGGATCACTATTTTCCACCATGCACGGGATGATAACGTCTTGAATATCCGCGTGTGGTACTGACCGCTATCACGTGATCGAATGATCACGCCTTCGTCACTGAGCTCACGCAGCAACCTGCCGGCTGTGCCGCCAGCCAAGTCCAACGCATCGGAAACATCGCCTACGACGCAGTTCGGTTGGTAGCGCACGAATACAGCAACCTGCTCTTTTTGGGTTAATGTTTTGGTCATTGGTCAATACTCGATTAGTTGGTTAAACCTGCCGCTTTACGGCGTTGGTACTCTTCCATCAGTAGCTGTGCCGGAGTTGGCCCTGCCGGATGCTGCGGTGCAGCAAGCTGGCGACAGATTGGTGGAACCAACTGCCCGTTACTAACGTGCTTTGTCCATTTGGTTAATAACTTCTCAGCCAGTTTTTTAAGTTCCCCCTCGGTCATCTGACGCTCAATACCAGTTCTGCGCATTTCGATGCAGATGTGATACAACACCGGCTGGGACCAGGGGTATTTGTCACTACCCGAAAAACGATACGACTCGTTACGCCAGCGACGGTATTCACTCATCACCCGGTCAGATGTCAGCCCGAACGGATTTGCACCACTTTCTGAAACCAGCGAAACGAACTCAGCAAGATCCGGGGGCCATGTATTACCTAATGCGCAACGGTCCATGCATTGCTGACAAACCAGTTTGATCTGGTTCTCAGTCATCGAACCTATCTGAGCTATCCACAGGGCCGTGGGTTCTGCCCCATTCTTCTGCGTCCAGCGGTTCGAGAAGATTTCCCCCATCACCTGCCATAACCGCCACGCTGTCTCCGTCGCCATCAAGTCCGTTCCGGCGTCGCCACTCTGCGTGTGCTGACTGTATTTGCTGTACAGCCCGGGATGCTGCTGGCTGTGGTCGAACTGATGCATTCTTGGTACCTCCCGTTTGTGGTGCTTTCAGAACCTTTGCGCGATCCAGGTGGCGAGCGAACTTCTGCTCCCACTGAATTTGATGAAACACTTTCCCTTCGGCTTGCCAGTAAGCGATGAAGCTGCTCAGCTCGGCTTCGATATTTATGCCTGCCTTGATCGGCATTCCCCACAGATTTGCCTGTCGAGCAAAGTCGGCTGTTGGATTCCAGTTTTTAAACATCCGGAATTTGCCGAATGGCTGCTGTTGCCCAATTCCGATACCTGGCTGATCCGGATAATCAGGAATAACAGGTTCGACCAGTTCTCTATGTGTGGGGTTTAGATCTTTATGGTTCCTTGGTAGATTCCGTGTCCCGTTTTTGGGACTGTTTAAAGGGAAAAACGGTACTCTTTGGTTAAAATCCGAACTGTTAACAATCCCGTTTTTGGTACCCTTATCACCTGAAATAGTCCCGTTAATGGCACTGTTTGTATTAACAGTTCCGTTTTCGGTACGGTTCAAATTAACCGTCCTGTTTTTGGGATCCTTTAAAGAGTTCCGGTTTTGGGTCTGTTCGGCATCGGGGATGCTTTCCTCAACACCGACCAACTTGTACACAGGAATTTGCTTTGTCCTGCCGCGCCGTTCACCTGTATCGACAACCAGGCCGATTTCCTGCAGATGCTGCAAGCCTGCAAGCACCGTCTTTCTGTCCATCTCAGTAGCCTCTGCAAGCGCAGCGACAGATGGATAAGCGCACAAGTCAGCGCCGCACATGTCAGCCAGCCAGGTAAGGATCGCCTTACTGGATGATTTTCCGGTCTTAACTTGCTTGGCCCACCGCATTGCATCAATGCTCATGAAGCCTCCGGGTTGAATTCATTGGTCAAACTCGATTAAAAAAATTGCGGCGCTACAGCGCTGATACTCGCCAGTAGTGGTCCCGCCGCATCAGCAGGTAACATGTTGAATAAAGTGATTGCCGCTTCGCGGATCTCCTTCTCAAGCTTTTGCAGCGGTGCGCCTAGCAATTTCGCCTGGTGCGCCTCACTGCATTCTTTGATTGAACTCGCCACCAGCTCGGCTTCCGTTCTGGCATTACTCAGGCCATGCTTTCTGGCAAGCTCAATGGGCATAGCGGCGACAATTGCCCCCGACAGCTGCATGACGTAAGCGGTGTATTTTTCCGAGCCACCTTCGTTTTTCAGATATCGGAATAAATTCTGCTTATTGACCGCGATACCGCGGCCCCCTTCCTTCGCCCACTGCTCAGCCACCATCTGAGCGATTTTCTCCTGCGCCTGGCCGGGCAAAGTGGATTCCCACTCCCGAACTGCAACCTGTATTGAACGGTGCTTAAAGCTATCTCGCCGATGCGCCATAAATTGATTTTGAGTTTTCAGCGGTCCGGCCTGGCGTTGGTTATGATGTTGATATGTAGCTGACTGCATGATTAAGCCTCCTTCTGAGGTAAACCATCTGTTGCGTTGGGATAGAGGTCTGGACGTAATTCATGCGGGGTGACTTCCCAATCCAAAGCTCTGCATGCGTTTAAAACCTCTGTGCTTGCTACCTGAGTACGAAACCAGACAGATACAGTCTGCGAGTTTTTACCTAAGCGGCGTGCCAGTTCTGATTGGCTGCCACACAGCGAAATAATTTTTTGTTGAATGTGTTCTTTCATGCTTCCTCCCAATTTATGAATCACATGATTGATAAATAATTTGTCAATGTCAAGAAACTTAATCAATCACATCTGATAAGAAAGTTTGTATGCTTGCTTATGGGTTTGATTTGGATACGAACATGAACTTCGAAGAAAGACTGTTACGAGCTCTTGATGAAGCCGGGATATCTCAATCTGAGCTGGGCCGCAGAGTGGGGGTAAACTCACAAACGGTTAGTAACTGGTGCAATACAGGTAATTTCCCTCGCAAGGAAAAGTTGGCTTTATTCCCGGAAGCATTAGGTAAGCCACTGTATTGGTTCTTTTTATCTGATGAAGAAGAGGCGCATCTTAAGGCAACCAGCGAAAGCAAAACGGTATTGAACGAGAAACAAGCTGCATTGTTGGAAGTTTTTGATCAGTTACCTGAAGTTGAACAAACCAGGTTCATACAGCTGGCCAGCGACCGCCTCGAAGAGCTCGATAAATTTATGGCTGAATTTCTCAGCAAACGGAAGATTGAGCCCGCTCCAACCAAAGACTGATAAAGAACACTCTAAAGGCCGCATTTTGCGGCTTTTTTTTGCCTCTAGTATCTCCTCAGCTCTCCTCTAAAAATCATCACTACAATTATTTATGTCAATTAAGTATTGACCTATGACATATTTATTTGTAGCCTGATTTTAGAAAATCAGTCATCAAGGCAGGACGCCCACGAAGTAGCTACCGGTGGCATACGAAACACCGGATGAGATGGCAAGACAATCGCGCAGCAGGTTTACCGTTCCGCCAGCCTGGCGTTAAAGGCACACAGGAGTTAACCATGATCGATTTCTCACGCAAAAAAGCTGGCTGCCAAGCCGTTCGCTTAAATCTGTTTGAAGTTCTGGTTCGTAAGCTTTGCTACTTACTGGCCCAAAAAGGCAATCCAGAGCTTAAAGCATGAGCTCGTTCTTTGCCCTAATCGTTACCGTCTGTGCCCTCACCGGGGAATGCTCAGACATCATGCTCGGTGTATACAAAACCGAATCTGGCTGTGATGCAGCTGCCAAAGAGCAGCACATTAAAGGAGAGTGTTATCCGTATAAACCGGCTGAAGACCAACAGCCTGCTTTCAAATTTTAATCGAGTTAAGACCTATGGCTTCTACCAGCCCTTAAAAGCACAAAACCCGCGCAAGGCGGGTTTAGTACCCGGTCAGCCGACCAAAGCTTTCCGGAATCGAGTTTTGACCAATGACCACTACCCAAGGCGGCAATCATTAGCTGCGGGTATCTTACAACCAAAATTAAGGACCCGATATGGAATTCTTTCATTTAATCAAGGCAACGCAGAAATCCGGCAAAGAAGATGCCGTTATCTGGTTCACGGCTAAATCAGAAGCACGAGCCAATTTGCAGCTGGATGTTGAGCTGGAAGATGCTGGCATTGAAACCGGCCGGGGCAAGGATTATAGCAAACCTGTCCGTACCGATTTTCCGGTTTATGACGACCTGCCTGAAGAAAGCACAGTTGATTATTCATGGTGCAAACGCTACGAACTGCAGGACGATGGTCGCACCTGGCTGCCAAAGGCTGGTGCTGAGTCATCTGGAGCCGTTGACAACACAACCGCACCGGAACCGATCGTTAAAGTCGAAACTACCGTCGAGAGTGTTCCTCTTGAAAACCGCACTCCAGCGGTGCGTTTTGCCGTCCACCTGACCAGCGACAAATACCAGTCACATATCACTAAAGAGCAGCAGCTGGCTGCCAGCGAGATGTCACAGGATGAAGGCAACACCTATCTCCAGAACCTGCTGCTGGCGAAGAACGACATCCCTGAAGTTGCCGAACTCACCCTGAACGCTGAGTGGAAACTCGTTCAGGGGATTAAGCAGGTATTCGCGCCAGATGAAGCTCACGAAACTGAAAACATCGCTGCATTCATGGCTGACTGGACTAAAGCAGATGCCAGCGATCGCAACCAATTAGTGGAAGACTGGTGCAGCGGCAAATTTACCCCTCTGAAATCTGAAAGCACCAGCGACGCCGGCGTTATAGCAGGTCAGGGTCTTGAACCTAATAATGGTATCCAGATAGACGAGAATGATGACGAAACCACACGTTATCCGGTCGTTCGCATGTCCTTTCGCAAGCAGTTACTCGCCCAGTTTACCGCCGACGAACTGCGGCACCACTTAACCCGCGAAGAATACGAAGGTATCAGCGCGCTGGAGATGGACACTGACAATAGCTATGTCCAGAACCTGTTGCTGGCGGCAGAAAACTGCGAACAGGTAAAGGGTTACGACACCAAAGACCTGTGGCGCTATACCGATGCCATTCGCAAGGTGTTCGGACAGGAAAAGCGTCACGAACTCGCTTTGGTTCTCCGATTCACCAGAATCTGGGCGGCGACTGATTACATTGACCGCGGCCTGCTGGTAAAAGAATGGGCCAAAGGCAATCGCGTTGCAGAAATACAGCGTACTGAAAGCGGTACGAATGCTGGCGGAGGCAACAAGACTGACAGAAACCCTGACCTTAAACATGATCTCGACACTCTCGATTTAGAGATTGCGCTGGCCACGTTACCAATGGATTTCAACATTTACGATATCCCTGGTGGTGTTTTCCGTCGGGCAAAAGAGATCGTTAGTAAAAAAGAAAGTCCATTCAAAGAATGGTCTAAAGCTCTTCGTGCAACTCCGGGAGTTTTGGATTACTCGCGTGCAGCTATCTTTGCACTTATCCGCAGCGCTCACCCTGAGCATTACCTGTATCCGGCACGTCTCAGCGGATTCATTAACGCAAACCTGACTGAAAGCGATCATTCTGCTCCATCAGACCAAACCTTTGCGGCTGCGCGCCATAACCCTGAGGTGAGCTGGTCAAACGAGGTAACTAATGACTCTGCTGTTGAAACTGGCGGCCAGAATGAGGGGACTCAGGTCGACGGCGACACGCAGCCGGTTCTCGAAAAAGTTGGTAATGGTCTTTTTTCTATTGAAGGGCTGGCCACCAGCAACTCTGTAATCGACCAACAAAATACCGCGACAGAGTACGTAGATAATGTGCAGATGGAAGAAACTGGCAATGATGAAACCCCGGACGGTGCTGCGTTATCAGAACGCACGGAAGAAACTATCTCAAGCGCAAGTGCTACTGAAACTTATAGCAGCACAACTGCCATAAATAATGATTCCGGTCATCATAATCATACCGAGCCTGAAATGCTCTATACACACCTTATGATCGACATTGAAGCTTTTGGTAAAAAAGCTGATTCACCAGTCGTATCTATCGGGGCCGTGTTCTTTGATCCATCTACAGGTAATACCGGATCGGAATTTTACAAAGTTATTAGCCTGGAATCAGCCATGGCCAGCGGCGGGGTTCCGGATGCATCTACCATAACCTTCTGGCTCAAAGCTTCACCTGAAGCTCGTTCAGAGTTAGTGGTGGATGATGCTATTCCGCTCGATGACGCCTTACTACAGCTAAATGAGTTTATAGCTGAGAATGCGGCTAACGGCCCTGAACATGTGCAAGTCTGGGGCAATGGTGCCACTTATGACAATGTCCTGCTTGAGGCATCTTATGACCGGACGGGGCTCCCCTGCTCATGGAAGTTCTGGAATAACCGGGATGTAAGAACTGTTGTCGAGTTGGGTAAAGCCGTTGGCTGCGAGCCTCGCTATGAGATCCCATTTGAGGGTGAACCTCACAAGGCTATTTCGGATGCTCTTCACCAGGTCAAATACGTGTCAGCAATCTGGCAGCGTCTGACAGAACACTGATTTTTTAATTTCAGAAAATGGCCCTGATATGGGCCATTATGAGGTAAATCACATGCTTCAAATGCTGACTTTAGAAGAATGGGCTGCGGAAAAATACCGGAGTAATCCTCCAAGTCTGAATACTTTACGTCGATATGCTAAAGAGAGCATGTTCACTCCCCCGGCCACCAAAGAAGGAAGATACTGGCGGGTAAGAGAGGACGCCGAGATTACAGGTAATTTAACCCAACCCGTTATTAAAAAATCTGATTCTCCTATGCTTCAAAGGATACTGTCTGATGGCTGCTCGACCACGTAAAAACAACGTTAAGATACCTAATCTTTATCCGCTCTACAGTCGTAAGGTAAATAAAATCTACTGGCGGTATAAGCATCCGGTTACAGGTAAGTTTCATAGCCTTGGAACTAACGAGGCCGAAGCAACAGCAATAGCAATCGAGGCCAATGAGCGACTAGCTGAACAGCGCACCAGGCAGGTTTTGGCTATCAGTGACAAGATCGCTTCCAGCAAAGGAAAGGCGATAACAACAAATACGTGGTTAGATCGTTATTGGAAAATTCAGGATGAAAGACTGGAGAACGGTGATATCAAGCCGAACACTCATAAGCAAAAGGCTAAACCAGTAGCCCTACTTCGCGAGAGCGTGGGAATGAAATTGATTTCATCCGTCGATGTTCGGGATGTTGCCCAGATACTGGAGTCCTATGTTGCAGCAGGTCAACCTAGGATGGCCCAAGTGATCCGCTCTGTTTTAATCGATGTTTTCAAGGAAGCCCAACATTATGGCGAGGTACCGCCGGGTTATAACCCAGCACTTGCTACAAAACAACCGCGCCGGCGGGTTAGCCGACAACGTCTTAACCTTGACGAATGGCAAAAGATTTTCGCGATTGCTGATGCCCGCAATCATTACATGGGCAATGCAATGCTATTGGCACTCGTTACGGGTCAGCGCCTCGGGGATATCTCCAACATGAAGTTTAGCGATATTTGGGATGATCATCTACATGTCGTTCAGGAGAAAACAGGGAGCAAGCTAGCGATCCCTCTATCCCTAAGGCTTAACGCGATTGACTGGAGTTTGAGGGATGTAGTTGCACGTTGCCGTGACTATGCAGTGAGTCCATACCTAATCCACTTCTTCCGGGCAACCTCAATGGCGGAACGTGGAGCGCAGGTTAAGTCGAATACCATAACAATGAATTTCAGTAAGGCCCGTGATAAAGCAGATATTAATTGGGGGGAAGGCGCACCAGCTACTTTCCATGAACAAAGATCTTTAGCAGAGCGTCTGTACGAAGCACAAGGAATTGATACACAGAAGTTATTAGGTCATAAGTCCCCCAATCAAACAGCTCGCTATCATGACGATAGAGGAAAAGATTGGACGAAGATTAAATTATTAGGATGA